CACCTTTGTCACCCTTTGCTCCTGTATTTCCTATCTCTCCCTTTAATCCCTGAATACCCTGCGAACCAGTCAATCCGGTTTGCCCCGTTAAACCTTGAACTCCCTGAAGACCCTGAAGACCCTGAAGACCCTGTAAACCCTGTATCCCCTGACTTCCATTTGTGCCATTAGTACCCGCTGCTCCTGTTAATCCTGTCGCTCCTGTTTCACCCTTATCACCTTTTAATCCTTGAATCCCTTGAATACCTTGAGAGCCTGTCAATCCTTTTTCGCCCTGATCGCCTTTCTCACCTGTTTCACCTTTAGCACCGTCAAAATAATCAACTCCCTTTACAGGTGTAACCCCATCAACACCGTATTTCTCTGCAATTTCAAATGTAACATCTTCAACAACTTCAGCGACCTCAATAGTAACTATATCATCAGTTTCATTAACTGATAATGTAACCTCGTCAATAGTTTCCGCAATCGTTATGTTTACTAAGTCGCTCATATTATTGTCCAGTCACCCCTGATAAAATCTTTTGCAACTCCATGCGAGCTAACTGTTTTTATCACATAAGAGTTTTTTTCTAAATTCCAATTTATTACCTGTGCATCAATTGTAAATGTCCAATTCGTGGCATCAACTATTGTTATACCTTCACCTTCTCTTAAAATATTACCTTTGTTTGTTGATAATATAACATTAGTAAGCAACCCCGAAGGATGAGCGGAAAACGTGAATGTTTTCTCATTCAAAGTTGTGCCTTGCTTATGGTCTGCAAAATTATAGATTCCGTATTCCATCTCAATCACCTATTATTTGTATACGTCCATTTGAACCACATGAACTTCCGCAAACTCCATTCTGATTTCTCCATAAAGGATAATTAGTATAGTTTCTGTTTAAGAAAGTTATTATCTCACATTGAATAGCATCAGCCATTAACCTGGATTCAGTTTCAAGCCTTTGCATGATCTTATCAGAGATCGGAGTTGAAAGGTCTGAATCCTTTACCACTATCCCGGCAGCGGTATAATTAAAAGCTGTTCTATTCGTGAACCGGGCAAAAGCGTAGTAAATTATCGCATTCTTAAGTCCCTGAAAAAGATATGTCTTTGTCTGATAAGTGTAAGTCCCTCCATCTAAAAGCAGTTTATTTGCTGTTGAATAAGTAGGGAGCGGAAGCGTGGCCGCCTGTGTCGCCAGTTCGTTCAAAAGGCCGTCACCGAGCCATAATTTAATATCAAACAATTGCGCTTCAGAAACAAAATGAGGCCATGAAGCGGAATTCTTTACAGAGTCCGCCACGTATTTAAGATTGTCAAGATCGACCTTGCTAACTAAACTTATCATGGCGTTACGGTATTAGCAACATACTCGGCCGGCTTAATTGAGAAATCTGTAAACTTAACAACGTAGAACTGCAGTAATACTTTAAATACTTCACCGATTAACCGGCGTTCATCAGAACAAATATTATTCATGAAGGTATAAGCATTTGTAAGTAAATCACTTCCGAAGCCGTTACTAACATCCTGCCCCCGCAAAACAGGCGGAACCTTAAACATACCCGCAATATTTTGCTGTACTGTTTTTTCGGTCAACTCAAATTGCCTGTCAAAATTATTAGTATTGAAAGCAACAAACTCCGGCTTTTCTTCATCAGCATCGACGTCAATGACAATCATCTTACAGGACTGATCATCACCCTGCCATTTCTTAATTTCATCTGCACTGACTGTCTGCTGTTGGTTGTAAGGATCATCAGGATCAATCGCACCATTTGAAAGTGTCCGGGGCTTAATACCTTTCCTGACAACCATTCCAGCGGGTAAGAAGTTATGTTTTGCATTCCTATGCTTAACAGTTGAAACACTTTCCTCTGTAAGCATATCGGTTACAATAGGATCGAAAGGACAAAGAGGATATTCAAAATCTCCGTCAACGGTATAATAAAGGATCTGGCCTAAGTAGTCTTCCGGGCCACCGGCTTCAGTCATTTCTTCTATAACAGTTTCAGGATTAAAGCGGTTGATAAACTTAACCTCCCGCATGTCAAAGGGTTTTCCTTCAATGCCAGTCCAATCGTGATAAACTGCTATTCTTCCGGTGTATTCTTTTGCCTTGATCTCGATACGGCAATGTTCAAAAGGAATATTAAAGTATTCCTCCGGTAATCCCATGCCGTTATACTTCACTAAACAAGCAAAGCCGTTAAAGTTTTTAAGGTCTTTAGCGAACTTCCGAAGTAAAGAGTTTGATCGTTCGCCTTTTGTGTTAAGGATTGTTTCGGCTAAAGCCTGATCTGTAAACCCTGCACCCTCTACGAATTTAACGTAAATATCCATACATACCCGACCAGTGCCGGATGAGTTGACAATCTCTAAAATCTTTTGCGGATAATCATTATTCAGACCATACCCTTTTATTCTTTTTGAAGTAATATAAGAGTTCCGCTCGACCCTCTGGGCTGTTTTTGTAGCGGATACTCTCATTATTTCGTGGTTTTACGTGTCCTTTTTGGAGCCTGATTTACCTTTTCTACCGGGGGTATGACCTCAACTTTAGGAGATATGATCTCAACTTTAGGCTCTACTGGAGGTATTATCTTAGGGGGTATAACCTTTACTGAAGGCGGTACAGGCGGCGCACCGGGAAGCCTTGAGAAGTAAATAGCTTTCTCCGGGTAATGCTTCATGTACCAATCGCCTAACTCATCGGTTATAGTGTCATTGGTGCAGGTCTTTGATGCGTCTCCAAATGCTGTGAGTAGAACGCCTTTTTTTAATTCATATTTACTTGTTGCCATTGGTTTACTATTTATTATTGTGAATAATGCTTCGATATAACAGGTATTGCATGATAACTTAATGTCTTCGCCTGTAAGGATTTTATAAGCCTCTCTTATCTTTGCTTTCCGACTTGTTGTGCGAAAAGATTTGATATTTATAAAATCCCTTGCAAACGATTGTATCTCATCAATTAACATAAATGGGTGAGGGTGTTATCCCTCACTCATTACGGGCAACAAGGAGCAACCATTGAGGCAAGGGCAGCTCTTGTGGCAGTTAATGTTCCACCTACGAAATAAGCAAGCGGAGGAAGAGACTCTTTCAACTTGTCCGAGCATCCGGCTGTCAGTAACCACCCTCCGAGTAATTCATCAGAGTTGGCATCACGTTCAGCGGCGTTAAGCTCAAGACCGAAGTCCCAGCCAAGTATCTCGAACACTGTTCTACCGGCAGCCACAGGAGCTATGTCTTTATTATAGTTGTTCTCCTGTATGATTATAAACCGGCTATCAACAGCGTTCTGTATCCAGAGTTTTGTTTCAGGCGTGTTATCGAATATCCTGAAAACAAATCCCTGCTCCCAAACCTTCTGATAAGTCTTTTTTACGAGACTTGTTTTGTGTTCGTTTGAGAAGTTATATCCCTCTACACAGTAAGCATAGGCCGGAGGCGACACTGTCTTCAGCACCAGTTGAGTGCAGAGCAGTGAGTTGGAAGGGTCAAACGTGCTTAGGTCTTTATCAACATCTTCATAGTTAATAAAGTAAGCCTTATCCTTAATCCCCGGTACGAGATTCGCACAGTTTTTAAGGATACAATCAACGATTTGATTACATCCTATCGTCATAATCTACCTCCCTACCATCAACAGACGGTCGTCAATTATTTTGGCGTCAAATGCGTCAGTAGCTTCGATCCTGTTGTAACGTGTACGAGGATCGTAAAATGAGTTTACATTCTCAAATGCAGAAGTACAAGCAAAACCGATATTCAGGTTTGAAACAGTTGTATAAACTGCCCGGTGAGGATCGTTCCAGCTGGTTCCGTTATCTTCGTAAGCTCTGATAATCTGATCCCACAAAGGAATAGATACGATTTTTATACCGTCCCATGTAGCGAACTCAAGACCGTTGATCATCAGTTTGTAATCCTGGAATGCTGTTCCAAGAGCCTGAAGTTGTCTGCGAAGCCTGTCAAATACCGAACGAGTTACAAGAAGTACCCTGTCTGGCTGTGCCTGAAGTTCAGAAATACCATTATCAATAAGAGTATTGATAGCGTTGAACATCAGTAAAGGAGTTGCAACTGACTGCTGAAGTGCATAAGTGGCCTGCGTGTTCCCCGGAAGTGCATTCAACTGGAGTGGATTAGCGGCGTAAATAGCTGCCATCTGTACCCAGAAGCCGTCAATGACATTGAAGAAATTCACATCAACACCCGGAGTGATATTTCCTACTGGGAAGTTAGCGGCTGATTTATCATCAAACCATACTGACCGGAATAACATTTTCGGAAGATCTTTTGCAAGCAAATCCTGAATGAAGGCAAATATCTGAGTTTTTGTCAGATCGTAAGGATTTGTGCAGTCGACATAAAGGCGCATCAATGAGTTGGTTATCTCATCAATACACATGTCGATTATGACTTCTTTGTACTTCGGCTCCCATGTCTTTTCAATGGCAGTGTCTTCATAGCACTGAGCAGTAGGATTACAAGTCTGAGCAGCTTTACCGATAAGTCCAAACGTGCCGGGGATGATTCCGATTCGTTTGTCATTCTTAATCCCTGTGACAATAGTATGAAAGTCAGTGAGGGCAGGAGCTTCCAAAACGGCAGTTACGACAAGTTCATTTAACGACCTGATCTCATCAGCGGTAAAGTGAAGATTGTCGAAATTGAGTGTGTGACCACACGAAGGTGAAGTTGGCATAATTATTTATTTTTATTTTTAATGATTTCTCTTACCTGATCGAGATTCACATCTCCGACCTTTTCAACAGAGCTGAATTTGGTACGACCTTCCGGCTTCCATGTGTTTTTCAGAGCTGTTAAACTTTCAATTAAAGCAACTGCCTTAATTTCTTTTTCTTTCAGTGCGGCTTCGGCTGCTATCGTGTCGGCTTTTGTCTTTTCAGCTTCAGCAAGTTTAGCAGTCAGATCAGCGATTGTTTCGTTAGCAATCTCAAGTTCTGTTTTAGCAACAGGAGCCTCTTTAACATCTGTTATTGCACCGCTTGCAATGACTATCGTCTTACCGTCTGCCATTACAAATGTCCCGTCCGGGCTTGCTTTGTCCCCAACAGCGGGTCCGCCGGATTCTTTTTCGAGTTTAAATTCTTTCCCGTCCTTGTCAGTCATTACCTGATCGGCAGCCGGGAGACGTGAAAATAATGCTTTGACTGATTCGCCAATAGCATCAAGTTTCTCTCCAAATGTTTTTACTTCATCTTTTTCCATTTTATTTGATTTAAAATTAAAATATGCAACTGCCTTTAACGGCTCAATTATTTTTGTGGCAAATCCAAGTGTCAGCATATCTTGTGCTGATAGCATGGTTTCCTTAGTCATGTATTCACGAAGCGTGGCTTCATCTTTCCCGGTAACCTGAGTATAAAGATTAATTATTTTTGCCTCTTCCTGATCCATGTAAAGTGCCATATCTCTCAAATCGGCAGCCTGGAAGTCACCTTCCGGGTTCGGGATGCGCGGCATGTGAATAAGACCGTCCGCATTTGGAAACATTTCACGTTCGTCACCGGCAAGGAATACCACAGTGGCAATAGAAAACAGCTCACCTTCAGCAATAGTCTTTACTTTTTTACCGGAGTTTTTTAGCTTGTCATAAATCGACCACCCTTCACGAACTGACCCGCCTGGGCTTTTAATCCTGATCGTTAAATCAGTGGCCTCTTCGTTCTTGTCGAGGAAGTCAACGAGATGATCGGACGAGAACTCATTCTCCCCCACACCGATTACCGAGTATATCTTTAGAACTGCTTCCATTTACAGGATGTTGCAAGCAAATACTTGGTAATAAAGAAATGAGTCAATAGCGGGATTCAGTAGATTATCATATAATATGCCTTCCATCGAGTTATTAGAATCCGGCATGTAATTATAAGCGTAACACAAAACTTCTCGCATAACTTTGTTTTTAGTTTATATAAATACAAAATTATACCTGTTATATGGATATGTTACTGTTATGGGATTGACAGTAAACGAAAACCACACCGGGGAGAGTGGTTAAATATCTTTCAGAATCCCGCTTCCGTGAATAATCAGTTCACACCCATTTTGAGTTAAGGCAGCTTTTAAATTCCTGAAGTGAACCCTTATTTTTTCTTTGTAGCTATTCAAATACGGGTGATTAACCATGTCGCAACCGAACAAATGTATTTCCATTGCAAAATAATACTTATAAGCAATCTCAACGGCTACAAAAGGCGAGCAGTAAGATTTATGAAGT